CGGGGTGCTCCCCGGAAACAAGGTGTCGGTCGCAGCGTCCAAGCTGAGCAGCCAGATCACGGGGACCGCCAAGCTCGGCGCGCTGCAGAACCTGCTCGCCGTGACCGGCCGCATGAACGGGAACATCGGCGCCATCAACACCCCCGGCAACACGCAGACCGTGGCCGGGGGGAACATGTTCAGCATCGCGCAGAAGCAATACGGCGATCAGAACGGCTGGACCGGCATCGCCAAGGCCAACAACACGACGGACCCTTTTATTCAGGGCACCAAGACACTCACTATCCCGCCCCAGCCTGACACGACTGGCGGCGTTCCGCAGTAGGGGCCCCCATGCTGAATCACGTCCCGGCACTTTCCGCCGTCCGGCTCCCCCGGGGCATGGTCAAGCTCAACGGCCAGCCCATCACCGGGTGGGTGGAGTGGGAAGTCGACAACAACGCCCACTATCAGGCCGACACCTGGCGCGTGACCTTCGCCGCGGCTGCGCTGCCCATCGCCAAAAACGCGGCATGGCTGACCGCGCAGGCCGACTTGACCGTGGAGCTGCTGGCCGGGTTTCCGGCCGACCCGAGGGCCTATGACGCGAGCGAACTGACGAGCTTCATCATCGGGCGCGCCGACGACATGACCTTCGACCCGGCCAAGAACGTGATAGAGCTCTCCGGACGCGACTACACGAGCCAGTTCATCGACGCGAAGACCACGGAGAAGTTCGCCAACAAGACGGCCTCTCAGATCGCGCAGATACTGGCTGCCCGGCACAACATGACCTGCAACACGGTGCCCACCAAGGCCCTGGCGGGCACGTACTACCAAATCGACCACGCCACGATGGCCGACGAGCGGACCGAGTGGGATCTGCTCGTCTGGCTGGCGCGGATGTGCCAGTACAGCGTGTTCGTCACAGGCACCGTGCTCAACTTCGTCCCTCAGCTCGACCCCGAAAAGGGCGACAAATACATCATCAAGTGGCAGGCCCCGACCCCAGAGTGCGCATCGCCCACGGCCAACGTGGAGCGCATCCGCTTTTCGCGGAACCTGACCATCGCGAAGGACGTGATCGTCATCGTGAAAAGCTGGAACGCCAAGCAGAAGAAGGCGTTCTCGGTCACCGCCAGGGCGACGAAAAGCAAGAACAAGGTGACGCGCAATTCCAAGGTGCCCTATGGGCAGCCGCAGACCTACAGCTACACGATCCCCGGCCTGACGCACCAGGCGGCCCTGGAAAAGGCGCAGAACATCAGCAAGCACGAGATGCGCATGGACTCCACGCTTCCCGGTGACGGCATCCTGAGCACGCAGACGCTGGTGCAGGTGGTCGGGACCGAGACGGCCTTCGATCAGGTGTACTACCCGGAGAGCGTGATCCGGTCGCTGTCCCTGCATGAGGGCTACAAAATGGAGCTGCGCGCCAAGAACCACAGCCCGGAAACGACGGTGACCATATGAGAGGCGGCGCAAGACTCCAAGACGCTTGGCGCAGACAGGCCTCGGCGCACGGGAACACCCGCGCGGACTCTCGCATGGGCCTCGTGACCAGCTACGACCCCGACGCCTACGCCGTGAAGGTGCAGATCATGCCCGAGGGCGCGGAGACCGGGTGGCTTCCCCTGGCCTGCCCCTGGATCGGCAACGGCTGGGGCCTCTTCTGCCCGCCCTCCATCGGCGACATGATCGAGGTCGAGTTCCAAGAGGGCAGCCCGCAGGCCGGCCACGCCGACATGCGATTTTACAACGACTCGGACCGCCCACTGCCTTGCCCTTCCGGCGAATTCTGGCTGGTGCACAAGTCGGGCAGCCTGCTCAAGTTTCACAACGACGGCACGGTGGAGCTCCACGCAGCTACGGCCATCAACAGCAGTGCGCCGCTCTGGACGCACACCGGGGACATGATGATCCACGGGCATGTGACGGGTGACGGAGGCCTGGCCATGTCGGGCGGCTCCGGGGCCTCGGTCCAGGTTTCCGGCTCCATAAACGCCACGGGCGACGTGGTGGGCGGCTCCATCAGCCTGGACCACCACACCCACACCGACCCGCAGGGCGGCAACACCGGAGGCCCGACCTGATGAAAGACCTCTACCACTACTGGGGCAACGACCTGCAACGCGGGAACACTGGCGACCTGATGCCGGTGAGCGACACCGTGCGCGGCCAGCAGCGCATCATCCGCAGGCTGCTGACCAACCCGGGCG